TGCAGCGTAGTGAGCAACAAGCCTAGGCTCCTGTTGTGAGTAGTCGAAACTACCCCATTGCCTACCTTCTTCAGGTAGAAACAAGCTTCTAATTTTGTCTCCAAATTCTTTATTCCTTGCTGGAATTTGTTGCAAGTTAGGGTTGGAATATGATAAACGTCCAGATACAGTTCCACCTTGGTCAGAACGCAATTGATTAATTTCAGAATGAATTCTACCTTTGTGGGTATATCTTAAAATGGAGTCTATAAACGTTGAATGAAATTTATTTATTTCTCTTGCTTCTCTTATTAGTTGCGCTATCGGGTTATTACAGTTTACTAACCAGTTTTGTGTAAAACTTGGTTCGTTAGTTTTCGCTGTCCGTGGGTACTCAACACCTATTCTATCAAACACTTGTGCAACACTTCTAGCTGCCCAAATATCAACCCCTAATGTAGTTTCTTTTTTAATTTTATTTAAAACTTCACCTTCTTTTTTTTTAAATTCTTTTTTAAGCAAATGAGCTTTTTCTTCGTCAACTCTTATACCTCTACGTCTTGTATCAATTAATATTGGAAGTAACTCCATCTCCATCTCCCAAACATCATGTAAACTTTGTTTAGAAATTTCTGTTTTTAATCTTTCCCACAATCTTAAAGTTAACCCAGCGTCTTGTTCAGCATAAAAACCTACGTATCCCGCAGGCAATCTCCACATATCTGCTTTAGGGTCAATACCCCATTCCTTAGCTTTTTCTGTTAAGAATGTTTCGTTTTTAATTTCACCTAAATAATCTTTAGCACAAGCATTTAAACTAAAACTAAATCTATTTTCATTTATAATTGCAGCAGCAATCATTGTATCTACAATCTTACCTTTAATTTCAAATCCATTAATCAATAACCAACCCACATCATAACTTGCGTTGTGAAATATTTTCGTAGCAGGTAGCTTCAACATATCTTGCATCCAAGCACAGGTAATAGATAAATCCATATTACCTCCTGCATCATGAGCTATAGGAAAATACCATTGTTGACCAAGGGCAGCTACAGCAAACCCTACGATATGGCCATCAAATGTTGCCCATCCAGGTCCTTTAGTTTTAATATTTGGATCTTTAGTTTCTAAGTCAATTGCAATTTCTGTTGCTTTTGATAAATCTGGATACTCTGATGGACAAATCCAATCACTGTCGTTGTATATAAAATTTAATTGATGGGTCATTGTACTTTTCTACTTAAGTTTGCGTCTTCAATTGATATAGTTTTTTTAAATGGAATAGCCATGTCAAATAATGCACAGTCTGCACAATAATAATTGTATTCATAAACTATTACAGCAACTATTTCATCACAATGTTCACACATAACTAATTTATTTTTTCTTCTTCGGGGCATCTTTTAAATGTTCTATCTCTAAATCACAATAATGTTTTATTTTTTCAATGTCTTCAATTGTTTTTCCTTTAAATAAATATCTACATACATACTTAATTACATTTGCTTGAAAAGGATTTAAACTATTTTTTCTAATAAAAGTCCACGGTTGAATTTCAAAATTTTTATAATGAGATCCTCCAATTTGTTTATCTTGTGGAAAAGCTTCATCGAACATATCTTTATCGGACATAATTAGCCTCATATTGTTTAAAATATTTCCCTAATGGAAAATTATATTGATGGTAAGTACCCAGCAGATGGAGTGTTTGTTTAGATCTAGTTGCTCCTGTATACCAGACCCTTAACTCTTTTACTTTTTCTGCTAAATTTTTCTTCTCAAAGTGTGATGGAAAATTACATTTGCTCGCCAGGACAACATTATCTGCTTCACCGCCTTTGACTTGATGTATTGTATCTATAATTATTTTTGGTGGTTGAGATAGGTCCACACCTTCACTTATTAATTTGTTAAAATATTGTTTATCTTTATCTTTAAATTTTCTTTTAAACACTTGATTCCATTGTCCTTTTTCATCTCTCATACCACATCTAAGATGTAATTCATCAAAATTAAACACTTGATTAGTATGTGCAAAACTCCATTTTTTACTATCCTGTGACCGGTATCCGTGATCAATATTTAATAAAAACTCGTACATGGTTGTTGCTTCCTCTCTATTGATAGAACCACCTTCGCATATTTTTTCCCAATGTTGAATAGCTAAAAATTGATTAGGATCAAATGATTTATTGTTTTTTTGATCTTGGTAATACAACCCAAGGTTTTTAGCCTCCCGTTGGAGTTCTTTTTTTACATCATTGATTCTAGCTAAGACCATCCAACTACCCTCCATTGTCCAAGGAACTTTCTTTAAGCCGTTCCATCTATGTACAGATCCTTCTTTACCATTAGAATAAAATTCTTTTTGAATACGATTATTACCCATAGAGTTAAGTAAACATTTAGAAAAAAAATGAATATTTTTATTTAATCTCACACTTTTTTTTAATACTAAAGATTTACCTGGGAATGTTTGAAACAAATTAACATCAGCACCATTCCATTCATATATTGCTTGATCATCATCTCCCGCAATGTAAACTCTCTCTACAGCACCTGCTATCTTAACAACCATATCCCACTGCAAAGGAGTTAAATCTTGAGCTTCATCTACCATTAAAATTTTAAAAGGTATTACTAAACCATGAGTAATAAACTTTTCTACCATATCGGTAAAATCTAATCTATCAGCGGTTCTTGTTCCACCCTCTAATTCCATTGTTTTAAATTGCTCGTATCCTGCAATAATTGATTTAAATTGTTGTAATCTTACAACTTTTCTTGTTTGTTGTTTGTACAGCCAGACAGGATCTGCTTTCATGTTTCTTGCTCTATCATAAATTTGAAGCGACCAATTATTATATACTTTTTGATCATCCCAAGTGTCCTTGTAACCTATCTTGACAGTACCATATTGCGTATGAAACATTAATAGATCTGCTTTAGGATCTAAAACGGGAATTTCAGCAAACTGTTGTCGGGCCAGAGAATGTAGTGTTCTAAAATATGAAAAAGCATCTTCATCATAACCTTTAAACTTTTGCCGGACTCTTGCAACACATTCATTTACAGCTTTGTTAGTAAAAGATACATAACAAATCTCATCGGGAGAATAACCTTTTTCTAAATAACGTTTAACACGTTTCAAAAGATTTTCTGTTTTTCCTGTGCCTGGTGGTCCGAATATTTTAATTGTCTTCCCACGAAGCTTTTGCTTTAACGAATTTGACATCTTTATTTTTATGCTCTGTTTGTTTTGGTAGTTTTACAACCCAATGTCTACTACTAATATTTTGAAATTTCTTCTTAGGTAAAGCTCCACCTTGTTCCAAAAACCTAGTACATTCTTTTTCATTCCAATTGTAACCCATTTTTTTCATAAAAGATCTAAAGGTTTCAAGTTTAAATCTCATTTCATCTTCATCACGCCATATATTATCTGAATCTATTTGATCAAATTCTGTAGTATCTTCAATGTCTTCGATAAATCTGGTCATTCTAGAATTAAATACATCTTCTCTTTCCTCACCAGCATCAAAGCCTTCCATGTCTTGTTTGTTTTGTATTAATTCAGCTAACCAATCTCTGTAAGGATCGGGATCTCTTTTAGTAGGTTTAAGAGGCCTCCATACAATATCATAATTTAATAACTGCTCCCCTAGTAGCTGCTGTTGGTATAATTGTTTAGTTGATACTCTAATTGATTTACCTTCAATAGGTAGTATCCAATAAGGTTCGGGGTAAGAATTTACTTTTAAAAGTTTTCCTACTTCGGGCATAGCCACATTTGCACCTATACCATGTTTTCTTTTTAAACAAGTACTTGAAGAACAATGCATTCTAGCGACAGAAGTTTTACACTTATAGGCATATTCTTTATTCTCAATTCCTTTAAATATATTGTTTAACTCTTGTGGATGTAGTGGTTCTGAACAAACTTGACTCATTAAATTTCTAGTCCAATCTTCATACATAACTGGATCTGGATTTATTTTTTTACCCAATACTGCAACATTAAACATTGCATCATTACGTCCTTCACCTTTTTGAATTTTATTTTTCATAAAATTTACAACACAAGGTGGGTAATCTTTTGTCTCATCGTCTTGAAATATTTTTAATTTTTTAAACTCTGCTGGAGTAAGTCTATAATCAGATACAAATTTATATAAATTTTCTAATTTAATTGAATTACCTTCATTGTCCATCGCAACTCGGGTTGTCATGTGAGATTTTTGATAAGGTAAATTTACAAAATTACCTTTTCTTTTTTTATTCCAATCTTCAGGTGTTAAATCAACTTCATCTTGCGCAGGGTAAATATCTGTAGTGGTATCGTTTACACCTAAATCTGAAGCAAACTCAATTAATCTTTTTCTCATTAAAGATGCTGCAACAACACCATCAATAAATAAAATTAAATGGAGTCCGTTGGATTTTGATCTGAATGGGATGAACGGGTACTTCCTTTTCCGTATAACTGATATAACTTCCTTATGTTGTATATTGTAGCGATCAACATCGATGACCCCCCAACTACATGTATTATCATCTC